TGATCGCTAACGGTATCTGGGAGGACTCGTTCTGATGGCGATCGATGTCATTGACGGGCCGGTAAATGGCGGCGACGGCATAGCAGGATCGGAGGTCGGCAGGCTTGAGGCCTGGGTCACTGACTACCTGCAGCAGAACGCAAAGACGTTTTTCAAGACGATCGATCGGTGGAAAGGCCAGATCGACATTACAGAGATCAAGCGCCTTTCGTTCAGAGCTCCAGCGCTGTTTGTCACATGCCTTGGAACGAGCGGGGCCATCGACACGGCTGCAGGCTCGCCACTGATAGACGTTAGATTCGCGGCGGCAGGCGTAGCGCCTAACGGCATGGGCGCAGATGTGGGCGCAGTCAAGGACCGCTACCAGTACGGCGTCGCGCTGATGGGGATCGTGTTGTCACTTCTCAATCAGATGAGGCCGCCAAACACGCGCGACGCGGGCACGGGTCGATTAGTGCCTGACCCTCGCTATCCGTGGAAGCGCGCCTCGTCGATCGGCGGCTCTAACAAATATTCCGCCAAGCTAGACGAGATGGGATTCTCACTGTTTGAGATCCAGTGGTCGCACAAGGTAGAACTAGGCGCGATAAATCTTGAGTGTCTGCCTGACCTTGTGACGCTGTTTGGCGAGGTCTATCCTGATGGTGGAACGCCGCCCGTTCAGGGGGAGGTAGTATACACGTGATGGCGCACGCTAAAAAATACACTATGCGACCGGCTAGACAGAGGCCTGACGGGGAGCTTCAGCCGGTGTACTTCAACGGGAAAAAGAACGCGATCGCAAGGGAGGAGATTATGGCAGTGACGCCAGATCTTCACCGCGCTTTCATGGCCGGAGATCTGGAGATCGACGGATACCCGCACGCGCGCAAGGGGCCCGCTAAGCCTGCCAAGAAAAGGGCTGCCAAGAAAAGGGCGCCCAAAAAAACACCCAAGGTCGCTGAGAATTTAGCGGCAAGAGAAGAGACAGAGGAATTCTAAATGTCACTCGTTACAGGCGTACCACAGACAAATCTACCAGGCCGCTACGCGTCGATCGACAATACGGCAGCAGTCCAGGCCACTGCATCTACATCATACAGCGTGCTGCTAATTGGCACAGCCTCGCCAGGATCCACGGGTCCAGTGGATCAGGTGGTGCAGATGTTCGCCAATTCCGACGGCGAGCAATGGGGGATCGGCGGCATGCTCGATCGCCAGGTATCTCAGGCCGTTAGCGCTAACGCGTCGATCCCAGTTTATGCTATCGCGCTGACTGACACGGCAGGATCCAAAACAGAGCAGGCTATCACTTGGCCAGCGGGCACCGCTACAGCTAGCGCAACGCTTCACATGTATGTGGGTGGCCAATATACGCCCGTAGCAATTGATGAGGGTGACAATCAGGATGTGGTTGCGACCAAGGTAGGCGCGGCGGTCGACGCTAAGACTAGCCTTCCAATGGTAGAGAAGGCAGTTGCCGCCGCGCTTGTCACGCTTGAGGCTAAGTTCTCAGGCGAGTCTGGAGATTCGATCTCGATCCAATTCAATCGAGGGATCAAGGAGAATTTTCCGCCCGGAATTGGAGCGCCAGGAGTGGTGCTCTCGGCCGGATCTGGCGACCCGTCGATCGTTCCAGCTATCGCGGCGATCGTCGATACCCAGTACACGCACATCCATCTCCCATACGATAACACCACAGCGCAGAACCTCATCAAGGCAGAACTTGAGGTTAGATTCGGTCCAGAGGATCAGCAGTGGGGCGTTAGTTACACAGCGGTAAACGACTCGACCGCTAATTTGATCATCTACGGCAACGCCCGCAATTCACAATTACAGGTGTACCCTGAATTTGACCCCGGCACTGCTTCGCCTCTGTTTGAGTGCATGGCTTCGCTAATCGCCATCATGGCGGGCGAGCCTGACCCCGCGCGCCCCTTCCAGACTATGAGCATCCCAGGGATCGCCGGAGCTCTAGCCGGCGTAGGATTGAGGCGCAGCCGATCTGAACGAGACACCCTGCTTGGAGATGGCATCGCAACCACTACAGTGTCTGACAGCGGCACCGTAAAGATTGAGCGGATCGTAACCTCATACCAGACGAACCCAGGCGGAAGCCCTGATATCAGCTACAAGAATTTGAACACGGTGCTGACGGTGCTCGTGTTCAGAGATGCGATCAACGCCCATTTTTCGAAGTTCGCCCGCTATAAGCTAGCAAGAGACGGAAATTCGTTTGGCGCAGGCCAAAGGGTGATGACGCCTAACACGGCCAAGGCTGAATTGGTGGGCGTGTTTGAGGTGTTTGAGGATGCCGCGATCCTTGAGGATGTTGAAGGATTCACCGCTTCGCTCATCGTCGAGATCAGTCCAGTCGACCCCGATCGGCTTGAGTACAGTTGCAACCCGGATACCGTGAACCAGTTCAGGATCTTGGCTGGCGTGATCGCCTTCAAGCTCTAGGAAGATAGGAGACCAATCAAATGGCACAGCTCACAGGACGCGCGGAAGTTTTCATCAACAACATTAAGATGGGCACGACAGAGGGCCCAACTATTATGTTTGGCGGGGAGGTCCGCGAAACCGTCAAGGGGCAGTTCAAGCCTCAGGGCTACAAGGTGACAGACGTTGCGCCGGGCGGCGCCAGTATGGTCATTGCCCATGGTCCCAGTGTCGACGTTTCAGATTTCGACGTAACAGACGCGACGCTGATGCTCGTGACGGATACGGGAGCTGTCTTTCTCGTCACTCAAGCCACAAGGGTAGGAGACCCGCCGGAACTAGACGCGGGAGCCGGCACCATCTCGGTGAGCCTTGAGGGTCAGCCCGCTAAGACCTTCTAGGTGCTACTCTACCGCCATGAGCGAAGAGACAAACAGCGAAGAGAAGACCTGGCGAGATGACGATCGCGTAACAGTTACGCCCACCCATTTTGAGATCCAGATCTACAAATGGGCGCCGCACGATGACCCCGAGCGGGTAAAGGCTGAGCGCGAGAACCCGCCCATGGCGCCGCCTGACAAGGTGAGCATCAGGCGATCATTCACGGCAGGCGATGCCGTGCGCATGGACGAATACCCAGACACCGGGCAGCGCTCGCGAGAGCTTGCGATCTGTTGCATCCTGACAGGCAGCAACACGGGAGGCGGGCGCGTGTCTGCCGAGACGATGGGGCGAATGTCCTATCAAGATTACCAGATCGTTATTCAGGCTACGGATGACGCTGTAGCGGGAAAGGACTAGGGCGGGGCGGCCTCATTGACAGCCAGATCGCAATAGTCGCGCACGCCTTCGCATGGAAGCCGAGGGATTTCGAAGGCGTTACTCTCGATCAATTGAACGGCTGGTATATGAGGGCAGCGATCGCCCTGGGAATCACGGACTAACCCCATGGCCGACCTCGCACTAAACATCAGGATCAAGGCGTTCAACGAGAGCGCCGCGGGTCTGCGCGCGTTTCGCAAAGATCTATCCGGACTGACAAAAGAGGCCAAACGGTTTGGCGTTCTCAGCACCACGTCATTTAGGGCGACGCGCCGAGAGGTCGAAGGCCTAAGCAGGGCAACGAAAGGCCTCAAGCTTGGCAAGGGCGGCGGGCCCGGCGGCGTGACAGTGATCGGCCAGATGGGGCGCGAGGCTAAGGCGTCGGGGATCGACATCAGGCGATCGGCGCAGGGCATGGCCGACCTAGGCCGCGCGGCTGAAGGCCTGATGCGCGGGCCCGTCCAGGCGTCGCTAAAATACGAAACCAGCCTGTCGAATATCCGAACGCTTACAGACGAGGCACACTTCTCGACCGCGCAGCTTGAGGACATTACAAAAAAGGCGTCGCTGCAGTTCGGCGGCACTGCTGCAGATCAGGCCGGAGCTCTTTACGACATCATTTCGGCAGGGGCGACCGATGCCACGCAAGCGCAGCAGACACTAGACGCAGCGAACAAACTTTCAATCGGAGGCCTAACCGATGTCGGCACCGCCACCAAGGCGCTGAGCGCTACCGTGGCCAACTTTACAGCCGAGGGCGTGACAGCCGCTGACGCATCTGACGCGCTATTCGTAGCGGTTCAAAAAGGACGAACCACGGTAGGAGAGACGGCGCGAGCGTTTCCCAAGGTCGCATCAGCGGCGGGCGCGATGAATCTCAAGCTAGGCGAGGCCGCTGCGATCTATTCAACGATCACGCTTACGGCGAAAAGCAGCGCAGACGCGTCCACCCAGGCCGCCGCTTTTCTTAGCGCTACGGTCAAGCCAACGAAGGCGGCGACCGATGCGCTCAAGCGGCTGAATCGTGAGCGGAGGCGTGAGGATAGGAGGGCAGACAAGAAGGCTGGGCGCAAACTCGGCACGACTAAGCGGGCAGCGCTGCGCATCGACTCGAAAGCCCTCAAGGAAATGGGCTCTCTGGATTTCGCTGCGCAGTTCAGGGGCCTCGATGAAACCGACCTTGCTAAGCTGTTCGGAGGCGAGCGGGCGAGAAAGGGCGTCCAGGGCCTAATCGCTAACCTCGACAAGTTAGACGAGGCAAGGAAGGCGCAAGCGAAGCGGACAGGCGAAACCGAAAAGGCAGAGAAGACGATCAGCAAGACGCGCGCGCACCGTCTAAAGCTGCTTAAGTCGAAGATGGACGATGCCAAGTTGACGATCGGTGAAGCCATCACGCCGCTGGCTGACACGCTGATCCCAGTGGTCACGAGCCTTGCCAAGATCGGCGGCGAACTAGCTGAGGATCACCCAGGCCTAGTAAAGGGCGCAGCCGCGCTAGGTGTCGCGGCCGTGGGTTTTGGAAAGATAGGTGAGGGCGTGGTCGGCGTGACAAGAACGGTGGATGCGTTTCGTGGCCTTGGGCCTGTAATGGGCAAGGCGGCGGGCAAGATAGGCGGACTCATCAGCAAGCTTGGACCTGGAAAGCTTGGGATGATCGGTGCCATTGGGGGCCTTTCGTTCGCTATCGGAACGTTTATAGATCGCCAGCTTGGACTAAGCGACAAATTAGCGGCGAGGCTGGCCGGAACAAGCGAAGAGAAGAGGGCCACCACCAGAGGGGGCGTCGGCTTTGCCGAAAAAAAACTGATCACGGACGCAAGCGGCAAGGAGATTACAGATCCAGCCGCGCGGGCAGCTGCAGCAAAAAAGGCCTCATCTCGACTAATGAGAGGCGGGACAGTAAAGGGGGACGTTACTGCGGCCTTATATAACGAAGGCTTCACCGCAAAGGACATAGAGGCGAGCTACGGAATAGGACCCGCGCGCTCGAGGAGAAGCGGAAGCGCGGAGCAGGTGGGCTCATCAAAGATCGATGTCAATGTGAGCGTAGAAGACGGGCGCGTAAAGGTTACCAGCGTAAAGGCTTCAAACCATGATGGCGAGGTGAACGCCAGCGCTGGGGATGGGGTAGGGTTGAACTAATGGGCTGGCGAGATGATCAAAAAGAATTCGGGAAGCTCGACGGAAAGAAGTTTATCTATGAGAATGTGAACGACAGCGGCGGGGCGGATGGAGTTATTCACCGAATCGCCACCAGTGGCCGACCTGTCTACGAAGGCATAAGCGAGGGGGAGGAATCATTTGATATCGTCGCGCGGTTCGTTGGCGAGGATTATCTCGTCGACATGGATGATTTCATCGAGATCCTACGCAAGCCCAAGACCCACAAATTCGAACACCCTTACCGAGGCACCTTTAGGCAAGTGGCGCTAGACGGGGAGTATTCTCTATCTAATAGCCGGTCTAATGGTGGCATGTGCGAATTTCGGTTCAAGCTTGTGGTGACAGAGGATCAGGCCTTTCCTCTGATCCGCGATGCCAGTTTTGATCTACTCAATCAGGTGGGTTTAGTGAATCTGGCCCTGATCGCATCATACAAAAGGCGCTTCAAGGTGGGAACATTTGTAAAGCAGATCATCGGAACAATCGGCCTGGCAACTGCTGCGATGCGTGTAGTCGAGGGCAAGATCCAGGCGGCGATGAATCTCACCGAGGCATTCGGATCAGCCGTGACAGGGTTCGCAGATCAGGCGTCAGCGCTGCTAAGAAAGCCTGATGATATGATCACGTCGATGACAGGGACAGCGATCGGGATAATCGCTGGTGTGGCATCTTCTGTCGACGATCTGCCCAGCAGAAACAGGCGAGCGCAGAGCACATTCACGCAAGCCATGCGCGAGATATTCGGTCAGCCCAGACCTTCACAGCCTAGACTATCCACTCCTGAATCCCTGCTAGAGCGTGACAATTCGATCCAGTGGTGGTTGGCGAATAGAATCTCTTTTGTTTCAGGCGCAGCCGCAGCCGTCACTGATATGTCATTCAGCAGCACAGATGAGGTCAACCTGTTCAAGTCTGAATTCTTAGGTTTCTTTGATCAGATAACGATCGATCCTGATCTTGATGATCAGATGTATAGCCAGATCAGACAACTCAAGGCGAACGTGATGGAATACCTCGCAGGCGTCGCGCAGGATCTGCCGCAGCTCACGACATACACCACACACAAGGCACTGCCCGCGCTTGTGGTTGCATATCAGATATACGGAGACAACGATCGCAATCTTGAGATCGTTGACAGAAACAACGTGATCGACCCCATGTTCGTCCCGCCGCGAACGCTAGAGGTGACTGGTGGCTAACCCTAAGGTTAGCCTTTCGGTCAATGGCCGCCGCTTGTCAGAATGGACAAGGGTGAGCATTACCAGATCGATCACATCACTGGCCGATACCTTTTCGCTTGGGTATGTAGATATAAACACCAGAAGGGATTACCCCATAAAAGAGGGAGATAGGTGCATACTGTCCATTGGTGCGCAAAAGGTCATAACTGGGCATGTAGATATTGCAGAATGGTCCTACTCCGCAGGCGGTCAGGGCGGCGCAACGTCGCACGGATTCTCAGTGCAAGGCAGGAGCAAGAGCGGCGATCTGGTAGATTCGTCAGTAGTCCCGGACCCTTCGAGCTGGCAACACAAAACGCTCCTGACGATCGCCGCGCAGATCTGCAAGCCATACGGGATCGTGCCTATACTCTCAGCCAATGTAGATCCGCTCGTGCTGGCGCCGATCGCTAGACACTCTGTCGAGATTGGCGAGTCCCCTGGTGACTGCTTGGGCAGGCTAGCGCAGAAGCTCGGAGTTTTGCTCAGGACTACACCAGACGGCAAGCTTGAGATCGGCAGACCGCCGGGGCTGCTGACAGCCGGCGCAATTGTTCTGGATCGTGGCGGAGCCAAGATCAAAAGCGGCACGCGCAGGAGCGACCACAGACAGCGGCACGATCTATATATCGCGTTTGGCCAGAAGCAGGGGAGCCCTACCGTGCTTGGCGACGCCGCGCGCGAGGGCAAGCAGTCAGCCAAGGACCCGCGCGTGCTCAGGTATAGGCCGCTGGTGTTTATTCAAGACGGGGCGAGCACAACCGGCACTCTACGGCGTGCGGCAGAGTGGACGAGAAACACGAGGGCAGGCCAAAGCGAGCGCGTCAGCTATACGGTGCAGGGCTGGGAGTCTGCGCCGGGGCAACTTTGGGAGCCAGGAAAGACGGTTATCGCTAACGATTCGCTTTTGCGTCTAAGCAAAAAAGGCCTAATCGTTGAGTCTGTGAATTTCACCTTCGATAAGAGCGGCGGATCCCAGACATCGATCGATCTGGTGAACCCAGAAGCCTTCGTGGGCCTGACTCCGCCGACAAAGCCAAAGTTAAAAGAAGGTGTTCTCTCGTGGTAGATCGATCAAGCTGGAATGCAATCAAGGGCGAGCTTCGCAAGATTGCTAACCGAATGCGGCTGATGGTCACGCGCGCCAAGGTGGTCTCGTCTGCAGTGACAGGCGGCGGCCAAATCGCAGCGGTCGACATGCTGCAGGGAATACGCAGGGATAGCGCGGAAGTGTTTGAGCCCTATGGCATCTCTAGCTATCTGCCGCCCGGTTCAGAGGGTATAGCGATCGCAGTTGGAGCATCAGGCGATCAGGTGGCGATCCTTGGGGCGGCGCCAAGGGGTGCCGCCTCGCCTGATAAGCTACCGGGTGAAGTTGATTATTACAGCGAGCACGGGCAGGTTATACGATTGCACACTGACGGATCGATCTCGCTCAGCCCCGCCCCCCTTGGCTTCGTGTATACTGGTGGCGCGGTGGATCCCACTAAGCCATACGCTGCAGGCGGCGGTGATAGCGTGGTCCCGAGCGCGCAGTTTGTCGCGTGGATGGGAGCTGTTAATGCGCTGCTCCCTCCCGGTACTCCCTTGCCTGTGATAACAGGTACGATCACGCCGGTTGCCACGAGAAAGACAAAGGTGGGATGATGCCGGTACTTTTGCACCGCTTTGACAACTTGGAGCAGCGGGGAGATATCGCGCAGGCGAGGACAGAATTCGCACCATTTGCGGGCAACCTTGAGACCGACGACGGGTTGATCTCGCTGGTGGAATTGTCACTGTTCACGGATCGTCGTGCGCCGCCGGGTGTAGACTTGCCAGGTGGGCCGCTCGATCTGCGCGGCTGGTGGGGCGATCAGTTTTGGGGCGAGAGTTTTGATCTCCCACAGTATCAGATCGGATCTCTGATCTGGACACTGGAAAGATCCAAAAACAGATCGGCAACGCTGGCGCTTTTGCGAGACTACGCGGTCGACGCGGTATCATGGATGGTTGGGGTTGGCCTTATTGATCGAGCCGTAGCAATTGCTGAGCGCGTAGATCGCAATACTGCAGCGTTTGGCCTGGAACTGTTCAGGCCGAACGATCCTGATTCACTGTGGACGCCTCGATGGGAGAAAACGATCAATGGCATCTAATATTCAGAGGCCCACATTGGCCGAGATTCAGAGGCGTGTTTTTGCGGACTTTCGCGCAGAGCTTCCGGGAGACGAGCCGACGATCCCCCTGTCCACTGAGTTTGCGTTCTGTGTAGCTATCGCGGGCGCCAGCCACTTGAAGAACGGGCGGATAGATTACGCGATGCGCCAGCAGTTCGCGGATACAGCGGACGCGGAAGGCTTGGATCATCACGCTAGCATTTGGGGGATCACAAGACTTCAACCACAAAAATCACAAGGAAGCGTGCAGGCAACAGGTACATCAGGGACAGCGATCCCGATCGGATCGGGGCTGACGAGCCCTAACGATGATCTGCTGTTCATCACCACGGCCGCAGCAGTGATCGGTGTAGGCGGGCAGGTCATCGTACCGATCGAAGCGGTGGCCACTGGATCGGCTGGCAATAAGAACGTCTTCACTAAGCTGGAATTCAGCGCGCCGATCCCTAACGTGGATGGAGAGGTAACAGTCCAGGGCGTATTCGACATCATAACGGGCGTGAGCTCCGGACTGATAACGGGCGCAGATCTAGAGTCTGACGATCTGCTACTTGAGCGCCTGCTATTTCGGATCCAGGGCGGCAAGCTGATCGGCAAGCCTGGGGACTGGGAGGCATGGGCGCTTGAATATCCGGGAGTCACAAGAGCTTGGGAAGTTCCAAACATCAGCGGGCCCGGAACTATTGGCGTGTTTTTCGTAACCGATGACGATCCCGTAAGTGTGATCCCTGGTGCGCCGCTTGTGGCGCTTGTGGATGTTGACATTACAGCGAAGGCCCCAACGCCGGCCACAACGATCGCGCTTGCCCCAACCGAGGTGCAGATCAACCCAGAGATCAGCATATCGCCCGATACTCCAGAGGTGAGAACAGCGGTAGAGATTGAGCTTGAAGATATGCTGCTGAGGGAGGCGAGCGCGAAAGGCTTCACCCTTTCACTTTCAAAGATTACAGAGGCGATCAGCCGCGCGCCTGGCGAAGATTCGAACGTGCTGATCTTGCCGGCCACTGATCAGGTGTATGCTTTGGGCGAACTACCTACACTGGGATCGATAACCTGGAGTTAGAATATGTCAGGCCTTGAACCATACGGACGATCAGCGGCGCTTGAATTTTTACTGTCCCCGCTATCTGGTGCGCATGTGGCACTGCTGGAGACCTTGCCGGTGTATGGTGTTGGCGCGGTCGAGATCGGCGCATCAGGATATGCTAGACAGCCGGCGGTCAATTGGATTTCGTCAAGTATCACCGGGCTCCCTAGCGTGTCTAGCCGATGCAATGACGACACAATAGCTTTCGGCCCGTATTTCGATGATGTTAAAGCGAAAGGATGGGCAATATATGACGCCTTGACTGGGGGCAACTTGATCGCGTCTGGGGCGTTTGTGGATGCGGGCTACGGCCAGGCCGGAATTATTACGATCCAGGCTGGCGACGATGTACAATTCCAGGTTGGCGACCTTTGTCTTTCGCTGTCTCAAGATTGCCCGATTGTGGTGGCATCATCTCCCCTGGTGAATTGTCCGGTTCCGGCGATCGTGACTGTAACCCTTCCGACCTTAACGGTGCTGAATGTGCCGGTTGGCGGATCCCCGATTCCAATTATCGCAGGGACCGGCCTGTGCTTTGGTGAAATCACCACTGACATAGCATTCGACGGGGCGGATTATACATCAGAGTTTTTCTTTGGCGCTGTATCGCAGGGGCCCATGGCAGCAGGGCCAGGGCCTGCGCCGCATACTCAGTGGTCTTTTTCTTTCACTGCCCCTCTTTTGGTTGGGACAATTGTGCACGCCGTTGTGACAAAAACCGCAGAACCGGCCTGCACCTTCTCTCAGAATTTCACCACTTCCACGTCTTCGTAATATGGCCACAGTACCTATATATGGCCAGGCAGGATCGCAGGCAGGCGCGTCTGTAACGATCGACTTTTTCAGCCGCGATAATACTGCAGCGTTTTGCGATCTACTTCCGCATGGTGCGATGTGGCCGCGCGCACCTGACACGGAACTTCACAAGCTGTGCTCAGCGATAGCAATTGATCTTGGTCGAACAGATTCCCACATCGATCTGATGCTGTCCGAGTCATACCCGGACACCGCACAGCAAACGCTCACTCACTGGGAGGCGATCGCAGGGCTGCCTGACGCGTGTGACGGAGAGGTCGCGTCAACTGTTGCGGCCAGGCAACAGGATATTGTGAACGTGTTCGCTCAAGATCACGTTCTGAATGACGCATACTGGGCCGCGCTGTCTGGCGTTTACGGATATTCTGCACCCACGATCACTAAGAATTCGGCTTTTTGCACAGGCGTTAATTGCACAAGCGATCCATTGTGCAGTCTAGATTCAATCCTGACAGTTACTTTCACGTTTGCGTCTGGCACCCTTGACTCCTTGTTGGAGTGCAAGATCCGCAAATTCTGGCCAAAGTGGTGCACTTTACAAGTCATTTTCGTATAGGGAAACAATGATCCGCGCAGACCTCGATCCATCAACTACCGGAACCGTTGATCCAGACGCAAACGGAATTGGCTTCGCTGGGTACTGGACCAGCGGGCTAATCTGCACAATCTTCGGGCCTGATGCCGCAAATCATATACAAGAGGAATTAGCCCGCGCGATTGAGGGGAATGGCCTGACTCTAGATTTCGCGAGCAAGGGCCAGCTTGCGAGCATTCTTGATCGTGTTACCGGGGTCTACGGCGATGGCTCTGACGGTGTAGTCACTCTTGCGGCGGGCACTACATCGCTCGCGCGTGACATGCACTACGAGGATCTTACTGTTCCATCAGGATCTACGCTACGAACAAACGGGCACCGCGTATTCGTTCGTAATGTGCTTACGATGGAGGAGACAGCCGAGATCGATAACAGCGGATCCGATGGCGGAGACTACACAGGGGGCCCAATCGGCGGCGCGCCTGGAGCGGGCACGCTAGCCAACGCGCTTGGCAGTGGCGGCGCTGGTGGGATCGGGGGAAACACTCCAGGCAACGCGGACCCAGCGGCACCGCCGGCTCGCGTTGGTAATACTGGATTCCCCGCTGGGCTGCTAAGCGCTAACGGCCAAGGATACGCGGGAGACGGGGGCCAGGGCGGCAACGGATCGCCAGGCGTGAACGAGGCAGGCGCTAACGCTGCTTCGGTCGATGCTCCGCTGATCACGAGGCCTACGTTTATCCCTGCCATGATAGACGCACAGATGTTCTCAGGCCTAGGCCGGAACATGCTCAGTGGCGGCGCTGGTGGGGGCGGTGGAGGTGCGGGATCTGGCGCTGCAGATCCTAATGGGTTTGGCGGCGGAGGCGGTGGAAGCGGTGGTGTCCTTGTCCTGTGTGCGCGGATCATTGTCGGTCCAAGTGCCCCAGATGCCGCTGCGTTCATTTCGGCGCGAGGCGGAGACGGGGGGGCGGACTTGACGATCGGCCCAGCACAAGGCGGTGGAGGCGGTGGAGGCGGTGGGGGTACGGTGTTGCTCACATCGAGGATCCGCGTTGGCGATCCCGGTCTGCTCGTCCTCGATGTGAGCCAGGGGGCGGCAGGCGGCGCAACACTCGCAGGGCCAGGGACGCAAGGCACAATTGGCCAGGCCTTCGAATTGTTCGCCTAGTTGCCACTTAATACACACTTGCAAGGGGGGCGGCCTGCGCACAACAATTGGCCCATGCTAGATCCGATCAGCACTGACACTGCAATGACGCTAACGCTGCGAGAGGTGGCGATCGGCGCTGTCTCGCTGATATCCGCGATCGTCTCGCTGGCCGCTGGGTACAGGAAATTCTTGCAGATCCGGCGAGATGTCGACGGGCTACTGGCTTGGCGCGAAAAGGCAAACCCTCTGCTAAAGCGGCTGCGAGACGTTGAATTGGTCCGCAGGGCCACGGAGGATCCAAGCACTGATGATGTTCCGATCCACCGCTACCACCCACTGAGCACGCCAGATGACACGATCGCCTGATTCGTGGCACGATATGGAATGCAACGCGGCACCAGCGCTCACCCGTCGATCACCCACGCGCCTAGCTTCCTGCTTCCGTTTGCGATCTCCGCGCTGAGTCTGATCGCGTTTGGGATTTCTGTGATGGGCTAGGCAGCCCTCATACCGCGGTAATTTTTCGGGACGACATAGCTCGTCATCTCGACACACGCGCCGCGCGGATGTCTGATGCGACGAGGGACACCCACGATCAGCCAGTGCGGCTCGCCTTTTCGCTCAATCGCCTCGACTCGCTCGATCTCGATCGGCTCTTCGCTTGGCGTGACCTTGATCCACATGCCCCTATTTAGCGCGGCTGCGCGCATATTGCCACCCCAAATGCACCCTTGAATATCACCGCGAGCCCTTGTGCACATCGATCCCCTTTGTCGTGATGTGGTTGATCTTGCCCGTCTTCCCTTTTGTCGTCGGCCGTTCTCCATCTCGAATCACTAACCCCTGACGCCTCAGGTCAAGCAGGCGGGCACCTACAGGCGAGTGATACGATCCAGGTCGCCTGCCCGCGCTGATGTCTCGATCCACTAGGTGATCTACTATCTCCTTGCACGTCCGTGGGCGGACGCAAAGAAGCTTAAGTATAAGGGCCTCAGTGGCAACCACTCTCCGCGCGTCCTTAGCGATGGCAGCAGCAGCCCGCAAGCTTGTGTCCGTGTCAGAGTATGGCACAGCCGGAGCTCCTCGATCGCAACCGAACAGCCCGCGCTGGACAGTGCACTGCTGGCTAGCCCATCGCCTGGCAGACTCGATCCGCGCCTCCATTGTGCGGACTGCCGCCGCCTCGCGCGTGTTCATGCCGGCCCGTTTCATCTCTGCGCGCAACAGCTCAAACCCTGAGCACAGCTCCTCGATGTGCCTTGTAGCGCTCACAGGTCACCCCACTGAGCCAGCCACGCCTCAGCGTCTGCCCGATCCTGCTCGTGCCTGCCTTGGAGCTGCCGGTACACGTGGACCCGCGCTTGCCTCAGCGCCTCCCTCATCACGTGCGAACAGGCGCGCGCGATGAGGCAGCCAGGATCGGCGCATCGTTTTTTGTCGGCACCCATCAGAACAGCCCCAATTGCTTCTTCTTCGGCGGCACATATTCCGCGCGGTTCGTCTCGGGCGCGACGCTT